AAAAGGTTTAAAGTAAAAGCATTCACACAAAATTACCCAAGAATTGAGTTGACGATAGGGGGCTTATACAATGGATCGCAGACTTAAACTGCAAAAGATGTTCGAAGACTTACTCGGCACAAGAAATGTGTACTTTCAGCCCCCTTCGAATCTCACTATGAAGTACCCGTGTATACGTTATTGTCTACGAAACATGGATACTGATAAAGCTAACGATAAACCTTACAAACTCAATAAGGCATATGAAGTAACGTATATCGATGAAGACCCAGATAACGAAATAGCCGAGAAGATAGCCATGTTACCAATGTGTACAATGGTTCGAAGCTATGTTTATGACGGTCTGAATTGTTACGTATACACTATTTATTACTAAGGAGGAAAACTACTATGGCAGGTAGACTTACTTGGGATGAAGACGCTGAACGCCTCTATGAAACTGGCGTGAGAATGGGCGTACTTTATCCACAGAACTCAGATGGTTCATACGGCACAGGTGTCGCATGGAACGGCTTAACCGCAGTAAACGAATCACCATCAGGCGGTGAAATCACAACACTTTACGCTAACGATAACGAATATCTCCAGCTTCTTTCAAAGGAAACTTATGGAGCTACTATTGAAGCCTATACATACCCTGATGAATTCAAGGAATGTGACGGCTCAAAGAAGATCGACAAGGGTATCTACGTTGGACAGCAGAACAGAAAGCCATTCGGCTTCGCATTCAGAACCGCTATCGGCAATGATACAGAAGGCGTTGACTATGGTTACGAAATCACACTCGTTTACGGTTGCCGTGCACAGCCATCTTCAAGAAACCACAGCACAATTAACGAATCACCAGAAGCAGCTACACTTTCATGGGAAGTAAAGGCTACACCAGTCGAACTCCCATCAGAAATGGGTACAGGTCTCAACAGATCAGCTACAATCAAGATTCGTTCAATCGACTACAAGCTCAGCGGCGGCACAATGGATCCATACTTCCTCGCATTTGAGGACTTCCTCTATGGATCAGATGCTACAACAGGCGAAGGAGCACAAACCCACGCTTCCCATCACCGAAGCAGGTTTACGAGCTCCTTACAACAGGCACAACAACAAACGGCTGATATTAAGCCACATTCGTACTATATTACCCAATTATTGTTTTAAGAACCATTAATAATCGTGTATTGTATGCGGGTCTTTAAAAGGATTCGCATACTTGCACTTTTATATTTAATTAAAAAGGAGAACTAATTATGTTAAAGAAAGTTATTAAGTACACAGACTTCAATGGAGTAGAAAGAGAAGAACCATTCTACTTCAACCTCACAAAAGCTGATCTTCTCGAAATGGAAATGTCCAAGGACGGAGGATTAGGTGAATTCATCACAAGAGTAGTTCAGACACACGATCAGAAAGAACTTATGAACCTCTTCAAAACATTCATTCTCAAGGCGTACGGCGAAAAGTCAGACGATGGCAAGTACTTCAATAAGAGTCCAGAAATCTCAGCAAGATTCGCTGCAACAAATGCTTATAGCGAACTTGTAATGGAACTTCTTGCTAACGAGGACGACGCTGCATCTAAATTCATCAACGGTCTTGCACCGGCTGGAACACAGAACATCACTGCTGACGACGCCAAGAAATTCTTAGAAGAGAAAATGAGATAAGAAAATAACAGGAGGTGAGAGTTATGCTTAATCTTATATTACCACAAGAAGAATTGTTCGACGATAAGACTAATGAGTTTATCTACTTCAAACCAGAACCAGTAACTCTTGAGCATTCTCTCATTTCTCTGTCAAAATGGGAGGCTCACTACAAGAAACCTTTCGTCTCAACGACAAAGAAAACACCTGAAGAAACAATGTTCTATATTTCTTGTATGGTAACTAAACATGTAAGTAACATTAATCTTGTTGTACATCGTTTAATGAAGAATAAAGAACTTATGGAACAGATAGAAGCCTATATTGCTGACCCTATGTGCGCAACAACAATACAGCATAACGGTAAGCAAGGAGGCAAAAAAGAAATCATTACTGCAGAGATTATATATTACGATATGATTGCTTTGCAGATACCAAAAGAATATGAGAAATGGCATCTTAATCGTCTTATGACACTTATCGAGGTTTGTTCAATAAAGAATCAGCCAGATAGCAAGAAGAATAGGATGACTAAAGATGAAATCTATGCTCGACAGGAAGCAATAAACGAAGCTAATAAGGCTCGTCTTGCTGCAATGAAAGCAAAGAAGTAAAGTAGGTGATTAAATGATTGAAGTAACTACACAAACAGGAAGCACAGTTACCGAATGGCTTATTAATGTGCAAAAGAAATCCCGAAACATCCCTGCTCTTCTCGAGAGGTACGGTCAGGTCGGGGTTGATGCACTACAGACCACAACTCCTTGGCGAACAGGTAAAACCGCTATGTCGTGGAGTTATAATGTTAAGCAAGAAGGAAGTAACTATATTCTTGAATTCAATAACTCGAATGTTGTAGATGGTGTTAACATAGCACTTATACTTCAAACAGGTCATCCTACAAGAGATGGAGCTTGGATTGAGGGGCGAGACTACATTAATCCTGCCCTTCAGCCAATCTTCGATGACATCCTAAACAAAGCATGGGGGGAGATTAAAGCACTATGAGTTTAGATAGTAAACAGGTCGAAGAACGCGTCCTTAAAATGACGTTCGATAATGACTCCTTTGAACGAAAGACTAAACAGTCATTAACTACTCTCGAAAAACTTAAATCCTCTCTTGACTTTAGAGGGGCGTCGAAAGGATTCGAGAATATTGCATCTAACACTAATATATTAAGTAAAAACATAAATGTACTTAATAGTGGTGTTCAGAGTATCCAGAGGGAATTCAGCTCTCTCGAAGTAATTGGTGCAACATGTCTTGTTAACCTCACTAACTCTGCAATAACAGCTGGTAAGAAGATGGTTAACGCTCTTACTCTCGAACCAGTTAAGACCGGTTTCCAAGAGTATGAAACAAAGATGGGCGCCATTCAGACAATTCTTACGAATACTGCAAAGAACGGTACTACTTTAAACGAAGTAATAGATGCTCTTGATGAATTAAACCTTTATGCAGATAAAACTATCTATAACTTCCAGCAGATGACTCGAAATGTAGGTACGTTTACTGCAGCAGGTCTCGATCTTAAGACATCAACCGACTCAATCCAGGGTATAGCAAACCTTGCAGCTGCGTCTGGTTCAACATCACAGCAGGCTTCAACAGCAATGTATCAGCTTTCACAGGCATTATCAGCAGGTACAGTAAAGTTACAGGACTGGAACTCTGTAGTTAATGCTGGTATGGGTGGTACACTGTTTCAGGATGCACTTAAAGAAACTGCGAAAGAAATGGGTACAGATGTTGACGCCATTGTGGCAGAAGCTGGATCATTCCGAAACTCTTTACAGAAGGGTTGGATTACTTCTGATGTACTTTCTACAACATTACGAAAGTTTACAGTAAAAGGTGCAAAAGAATACGGCGAAGCAATGCTCAAAAACGGTGAGTATACTGCAGAAGCCAATACAGCTCTTATGGAACAGGCTCAGCGAATGGAAGATGCCGCTACAAAGGTTAAGACATTTACTCAGCTTTGGGATACACTCAAGGAAACAGCTCAGTCTGGATGGGGTAAGACTTGGGAAATTATTGTAGGTGACTATGATAAGGCGAAAGAGTTCTTTACTCAGGTTAACGACGTAATTTCACCTTTACTTGACAAGATGGCGAATGCTCGAAACGACTTACTCGAGAAAGCACTCGGTTCACCGTCAAAATGGAATGAAATTGTCGCATCATTTAGCAAGGCTGGTATTGGTATGGAATCTATCAATAAAGCTTTTGCTAAAACATTTGCAGATAAAGGTGTAATTAAGGATACAAAAGAGTTTGATGAACTTTTAGAGAAGTATGGCGGAGATTATAGTGAACTTGTTAAAGGTGTTAAGAAAGAAGGTCTTGATAACTTCGAGTTTATTAATCTTGCTAGAGAATCTTTAAAAGAAGCAGCAAGAGAGAATGCTAATTATACCGAAAGCTCAATGTCTGCTACTGAAAAACTTAAGACTTTCCAGAAAGTCGTTAACGATGTATGGCGTGGTGACTACGGTAATCAGAGCTGGAACAAGGAAAGACAGAAAGCTCTTGAAGCAGAAGGTTACGAATATGAGAGAGTACAGAGACTTGTAAACCTCGTACAGGATGCTAAGAGCGGTTATGCTTTGACAATGGAAGACTTAACAGAAGAGGATTTGCGTTCTCTTGGTCTTACAAAAGCAGAAATTGAAGCATATCGTGAACTTGAGGCTCAGCTTAAGAATACTGACTCAGAACTTAATTCGTATATAGATTCTATGTATAAAGCTACTGGTAGAGAACTTCTTATCGATAGCTTATACAATATCGGTAGAGCTATTAAATCAGTAGTTCAACCAATAGCAGAAGCTTGGCAGACTGTATTTGCACCGCTTACTGGAGATGATTTATATTCTGGTATAGAAGCATTCAACAAGTTTACTAAGAGTTTAATACTTAATGAAGAAAAAGCAAAGAACTTAAAGAATGTATTTATAACTTTATTTAATATATTCGATTCAGTAAGACTTGTAGTAAGTTCTGGTTTAAGACTTGGTTTCGGAATCCTTTCGAAGCTCCTCAAATCACTCAATATCGAAGTAGGACCTTTATTCGAGGCTCTTGCTAACGGTACGGGTGAACTCAATAAATGGATGCACGAAAACGATATTGTTGACTACATCCTTAATAAAGTAGGACCTGGAATAGAATGGCTTGGCGATAAACTCGCTTGGTTATTCGATAAGGTTCGTGAATTACCTATGTTCCAGAATGGTATCACAAATGGTATCATAGATCTTCTTAACGAGATTAAGAGAGTTGCTGGTGAGAAGTTTGGTGGTATATTCGGTAAGTTATTCGGTGGTAGTGCATCACCAGGAGAAGCTATTGCCGAAAGTATAGACCCAAAAGAAACAGCACAAAAGGTTACAGACAAACTTGTTGATACTGCAAGTCAGATAAAGACAGGTGTAAGTGACGCTTTACTCGGTACTCTCGATAAGGAAACAACAGAGGGTGGAACAGCACAGAAAGCAAAGAACAAAGTAACTGTTATATTTGTAGACTTCTTCAAGAATGCATTTAACGGTATCGGAGAAGCCCTCAAAACAGCATTTGCTTGGGTTAGCGAAAGAATTGATCCATCTGTAGTTATTGCTGGTGGATTTATATTCTCACTTCTTAAGATTAC